TAGAGAGGATATATTAGGATTACCTTCAGATGATGCAGGTTCTCAGTTCCCTAATTTTAGAGAACAAGCTGTAATAGATAAACCTTCTTTACCAAAAGATGAATTAAGAGAATATATACGAGATATAAAAACTCCTAAAGATTATTGCACATATAGCATAGGCTATGATCCTGCGAAAAGTATAGATGGAGCGTGCGTTGTAGTTTATTGTGAACAAACAGGAGAAGTTGTTGAACTTATGCAATTAGAGAAAATACCATATAATGTGCAAATCAATATTTATATAAAAGATTTAGTGAAGAAATGGAATTATGCAATTGTTAGATATGGTAAAACTGGATTAGGAGAAGCACTTGAAGATATATTTAAGCTTGCAGGAATTGCATATATTGCTTATCCTGAACAAGGACACAATAAGGAACGATTGGTTGAAAACTTAACTACTTTAATCAAATCTAATAAATATAAAATACATAATATTGATGATACAGCAGAAAAAGCCATAAGGCAATTTGAAGATTATGGATTTGATATTTCGGATAAAGGGAAGACTATAACATATAGCAATATGACAGCAGGAGGACACGACGACTTTGTTTCAGCTTCATATTTTGCTGTTGCTGATGTAACAGCGGGAAGTATTGATGAAATGGCTAATTTTTATAGTGATAATAATTTTTTTATAGCTACGAATAAATATAATATGGCAAGCAATGTTAAAAATAGTTTCTTTTAAAAGAAAATTTGACAAAAATAGCAAAATATAGTATTATTATATGTGAATATATTATTGTCAACAATATTTTTGCGAGAAGATAATTGTTAATAAACATTTCAAGTTTGTTTATAGCACTTGAGATGTTTTTTGCTATTAAGATATAAAACGTTAATGAATATTGACAAAAATAAAAAAATATAGTAATATAAATATATACTTTATTGCTACTTTTTGTTTTATGTCTGGGGAGAAACATATATACATTTTTGGACCAACAAATGTTGGTCTTTTTTTTTATTTTTAAAAAATTTTCAAAAAACTTTACTTTTTAAAAATCATAATATATAATAAATTTAGAGGTGAAGTATTTTGGCAAATAATATAAAAAAGTTTTTTGGCAAGTTTGCCAAAAGTAAAAAACCTAAAAAAAACGCAATAGAAGTAATTGAAATAAAAACAGGCAATAAAGTATCTTATGCAGGATATAATGTAGGAGATACAGAAGCACAGGAATATAGTCAAACAACAGCTTTGCTTACAGATTTAAGAAATACAACTAGCATTGGAGAACAAATAGAAGTAATTGCAGCAAGAGATCCAGATGTTTCTCAATCAGTATGGGCTTTTCAAAGACTATGTATGCAAGGTATAAACATAGAAATTAAAGATTTGAATGGAAATAGATTGCCTGATGCAGAACTTTTATTTGAACAACAATGCAAACATTGGAATAAATTAGGAGAAGATGGTCTTGATGGATTAATAGACAATCTACATAGAATAGGTTTATTATACAATGTAATGATGATTGAGGCTGTTGTTGGAGGAGATAATACATTTTCTGGAATATATATAATTGATCCTCGAACGATAGAATGGCAATTAGAAAAAAGAGATGGAGTAGAAGAGTGGATTCCATATCAAGATCAACAAGGAAATAAGGTAGATTTAACTAAAGGAAATGTATTTTGGGTAATAGCAAATCCAGATATAACAAAACCAAATGGACCTTATCTTTTAGAGTCAGCTGTATCAGCAGTAGATTATAAGTTACAAACAATCAGAGATAGTTCGGCAGTTTTGAGAAGACAAGGTTATCCATATAATGTTTTTAGCATAAATAAAGAAAGAGTTATAAATTCATTACCACCATCACAAAGAAATGATAAAAAGGCAGTAAATGATGCAATAGAAAGAGCTGTAGAGTTAGCTTCTTCAGTTGCAGTAGGAAGAGAACCAACGCAAGATATTGTAGTTACAGATGATATTGAAGTAAATAGAAATTCAAATTCTTCTGCAGGAAGTTCTATAGATACAAGAGCTTGGTTTGATACGATAGATATTCAAATGTTAAATGGTTGTAAAACTTTAGGATTTTTAATGAATAGAGCTAGTGGTCAAACAGAGAGTTGGGGAACTGTGCAAATGAAGATAATAACCGATATGGTTAAAAGTTTTCAACAAAAAAGTAAAAGACTTATAGAAGATATTGGTGCAATATGGTTACAATTAAATGGTTATCAAGGAACTTTTAAATTAACACATAAACCACTTGAATATCAAAGTGAAATTCAAAAGTGGGATGCACAGAATAAAAAAGATGAGCATTTTAAAACTGCGGAAGATCAAGGATGGATTAATATAGATGAAGCAGCACAAGGAGCTGTAGGTAATAATAAAGCTACAGGTGAAAAACAACAACAATAATTTTAGAAGAAGGAGGTAAGATTATGGCTTTAATTGTAAAATCTTCAATAGACATTTTGCCTTGGACTGAAATGGAAAAGCAAAAATTAATTGAAGAAAAAGAAAAGTTTTTAAATAAAAATGCGAAAGAGACTAAGAATGAAACAAAAAATGAAGTTAAAAATGAAGTTAAAAATGAAGCTTCTTCGCAAAAAAACGAAAAAGTAAACAATAAAAACAATGCTAAAAATTCTACAGAAAATTCAAAAGCTATAGAAAAAGAGGACAAAAAGAAAGAGGTGAACGAATAATGCCAAATTTTATACCTACTGATGAACAATGGGAAAAAATGAAAAAACATATAAGAAGTGAAAATTATAAAAAAGAAGATTTTTTTGTATTTGAAACTTTAGCTGTAGGAGATAAAGTAGTTCCTAATAGATATATGAGACTAACTCCAGCATTACTTAGAGTAATGGAAGATGACGCAAAAAAAGGCGTATCTTTAATGTTAAATCATAATTGGTCTCAATTAGGAGTACAAAGTATCCCTATAGGAAAAGTTTTTGATGCTAGACTTGCAGGAGGAACACAAGAAGGAGAAGAAACAACTTTATATACAACTCAATATATTTTGAGAGATGATAGTAAAGTTGATGGTTATAGTAAAAATGACATTATAAAATTAATTGAAAGTGGTATATTAGCAGACACAAGCGTAGGTTGGGGAACTACAAGAGAATCTTATAAATGTAACATTTGTGGTAATTCAATTTACGATTGGAGAAAATGTGAGCATATTCCAGGTAGAAAATATATAGTAAATGAAGAAACAAATGAAGTAAAAGAATGTATAATTCAAGCAGAGCCTCCAAAAGAATTACACGCAGGAAATAATGTACTTATGGAAAATAGTATAGTTTTTGATGGAGCTTATCCTAATGCTATAATTCAATCAGCAGCAGGAGAAGAAATACAAACATCTAACGGAACATTGAAAACATTAAACGGAAAAGAAGACCTTTCTGAAAAAGATATTATATTTGGGTATTCTACTAATGGTAGTATTAACCTATTATATAAACAAATAATGGAGAAAGGAGGAAAAGAAGATATGGAAGATAATAAAGCAGAGACAACAGAATTAGAGAATCAAGATGTTGAAACAGTTGAAGAAACAGTAGAAACTCCTTCTGAAGAAAATGTAGAAGAAAATACATTAGAAAATGAAGTAGTAGAAACAGCTGAAAATGACACAACAGTTGAAACAGAAGAACATGACGGCGAAGCAAACGGAGAAACTTTATATACATCAAAAGATGTTTTAGAAAAATTCGGTAATATCTGTGATTCAGTAGATGAATTGGTTGAACTTGCAAGAGAAGGATTAGAAAATAGACAAGAAGTTATTTCTGAAGCTTTAGATAGTGGAGTTCATTCAATGGGAAATGCTTTTAATAAAGATATTTTCACAAAAACTTTCTCTAGTATGAAAACGAAAGATATAAAAGCAATGGGAAAAGTTTGGGAAGAACAAGCTAAAGCACAATTTGGAAACGAAAAAGTTTCAAAAGTAAATATCGAGCAAACAGAAGACACAACAGAAATGAATAGAATTGGATTAGAACAATTCAAAACAGGAAATTATTAAAATATAATGAAGGAGGAAAAAATAATGAATAAATTCGTAAGTTTTGAAGGAATAGGATATGTAGCTGCTACATTTCCAGTAGATGATGCAACAAAAACATATTTAGCAGAAAATCACACAAATCCAAGAACAGGAAATGTTGATATTAATGGAAAAAAATTAGCAGTTAAACTAGGAGAAGACGGAAAAGTAGGATTTGGAGAAGGAGCTTTACTTGGAATAATAATGGCTTATGAAATGGATGGTTTTGCATCAGTTCAAATAGCAGGTGGAGTTGACGAAGTTCCAACAGCAGCAGCTTTAACAGCAGGAGTAAAAGGACTTGGAGTAAACAATAAAGGTGAAATAGTAGCATCTGAAAGTGGAAGATCTACAGCAGTTGCTATGCCATCTACAGCAGATAATTTATTTGCATCAATAATATTATAATAAAAAAATAAGGAGGAAAAACAATGAACAAATTTTTAAAATTAAAAGATGATGAAAAAATCAATGTTTCTTTAGCAGATGCTGAAGCAGCAGCAACAGAGGGAGTATCATTATCAACATACTTAAATAATAAATATGCAAGTATAGTTGAAAAATTTAATGGAGAGTTAGATGCTTTTGATATAGCTTTATTATCAAAAGGAATTATAGTAAAAGACAATTTAGAATTTGGTATTCAAAGTTCATCAATGATGACTTTCTTTACAACTAATGAAAATAGAGTTTTATTCCCAGAATTTATGATTAGACAATTAAGACAAATTTCTGGTATGCCATCAATAATAAATGACATAGTAGCAAGTACAAGAGTGATTACAGGAGATTCTGCAAAACAAGTTGTTTTAGATTTATCTAATACACCAGCAGGAGATAAAAATAAAAAAGCATTAAAGAAGAGAAGAATTGCAGAAGGAGCTGACATTCCAGTTGCTACATTAAAACTAGGAGAAACATCAATCAAAATATATAAATATGGAATTGGAGTTAAAGCTACTTATGAAGTATTAAGAAGAACAACAATTGATATGTTCAGAAAACAAATGGAATTAGTTTCATTACAAGCATCTTATGATGAAGTTGGAGCAGTTATAGATGTTGTATTAAATGGAGATGGAAACACAAATCCAGCAACAGTATATAAACGCTCTGTATTAAATCCAAGTGGAACAGCTGGAGTATTAGATGTAACAACATTAGTAAAATTCTTAATCAAACAAGCTCCATTCAATTATAATACATTACTTGTTGATGAGGATGTTTATACACAAATTTGTACTATTTTAATGGACAAAAATTTAACAAATGCTATAAATCCACAAGTTACTTTTGAATTCCCACAAGGATTATTAAGTACATTAAAAGTTATTTATAGTGAAGATGTTCCATTAACAAGTGGAAATAAACATCAAATCGTTGGTTTAGCAAAAGATTATGCTATTGAAAGAACATTAGAAGCTGGATCAGTTATAAATGAAGTTGAAAAAGCATCTTCAAATCAAACACAAATGGCTTATATGACTGAAAATGCAGGATTCAATAAAATAGATTCAAGAGCTTCAGCTATATTAGAATTAGATTAATAGAGGAAGGAGGAGAGTAAAATGACACGACAATTTGAAGATATTTTTTCGCAAAAAGAATTAGGAATTAGAATTAGAGCAATAATGGGAGTTCCTGAAGAAATATTAGATGATACCGTTATAAACTCTCCTACTTTTAAAATTAAAGCAACTCGATATATTAATAAAAAAATTTCAGATTATACGGAAGAACAACTTTCGTTAAATCTTGAATTGTTGGATATAGCTTATTTGTATTATGTTTGCTATTTATTATGCACAGGAATGTATGCTAGATTACCTAAGCAAATGGAAAATGTTTCTACAAAAACAATATTGCAGACTATTGATTGGGATAGTAAAGCCCTAGAAATGCTCAATAAGTGTGATGAGATTATGGATGATATACTATCTGAGTTAGATGATAATTTTCAATATGGAAATACTTTTGCAGTATTGACAGATTCTTCAGATTATCCTAATACTAATATATAAGGAGGTAGTATTATGAGGTATCCAGAAGCTTATGCACATATTTATCAAAAAATGGAAGGCTTTAAAATAAAAATAAAAGTATCATCAACTGAAGAAATTGCAGGGTATTTAAGCTTAAATCCTAGCACGAGATCAACTTATGATATAGCAATGAGAGATGCAACAATAGATGGATTGATAACTATGGATGATATAAAAAGATTGAAACCAGGACAAATTTTTTATAGAGAAATTAATCCTAATGAAATATTTATATTGCAATCTGTAAATCAATTCGAAATGCAATTTCATACTAGAAACATTAATGCGATAAAGCAAAATTCTACTGTAACAATTCAAAGGCTTGATTATGATGAAAAAACTGGCGAAGAAACTTATCAAGATGTTTATACCGATGTTATATCTTT